ATTGAGATAGAAGATATTAAGGAATTCCGAGTGAATGACGATGAAGAGATTTGTCCTAACTGCGGTTATCATTTCAGGTTAAGTGAAAATGGAAAAAGTTAAAGTATCTAAACTCCAATTCGCTCCTTATAACCCTCGTATAATGAACCATACGGTTTATAATAAATTGAAAAATAGTATAAAAGAATTTGGGTTTGTTGAACCTTTAGTAGTGAACAAGAGGAATATGAGGGTTATAGGAGGAAACCAAAGGCTTAAGGCTTTAAAAGATTTGAATGTAGAAGAGGCTGAAGTAGTTTTTGTGGATTTAGACGAAGAAGAAGAAAAAACCCTAAACATTGTTCTTAATAGAATTTCTGGTTATTGGGATTATGAAAAATTAAAAGAACTTTTGTCCCAGATGACTGAAGAGGAACTGGATTTGACAGGTTTTGATGAAAAAGGGTTAAAAGCTTTATTGGGGAGTTTTGAGGTTGAAAAAGTAAGTAAAGAAGCGAGTAGCGTTAAGAAGATTAAATGTCCACGATGTGGATACGAATTCATAGCTTGAGGTGATATATGGAAGTTAAAAAAGTTAAAACCGAAAAACTACAATTTGCTCCTTATAATCCTCGTAGAATGTCTGATGAAATGTACGAAAAGCTCAAAAGAAGTATAGAGGAGTTCGGGTATATAGAACCTGTAATAGTAAATAAGAGGAATATGAGAGTTGTAGGGGGTAATCAAAGGCTAAAGGTTTTAAAGGATTTGGGCATAGATGAGGTAGAGGTAGTATATGTAGATTTAGATGAAGAACAAGAGCGAGCCTTGAATTTAGCTTTGAATAAAATCTCCGGTGATTGGGACTACGATGCCTTGAAAGAAGTTTTATCCTCAATCGAGAATTTTGATTTAAGAGAGCTGACGGGGTTTGATGAAATAGAGATAAATCTTCTTTTAGAAGATTACACGGTAGATAATGTAGTAGAAGAAGTTGAAGAAGTTGTAGAGGAGAAAGGGGAAAGTTATGTAGTTTATCTTTCTTTCCCAGATAGATTGAGTGCAGAAAAGTGGTTGATGGATAATGGATTTGAAAAGAAGTTTAAAGGTAAATCTAAAACTATGGTAATCAGAATGTGATTTACATAGTTATTGGGCAGTCAGGGGCTGGGAAAACGACATTTGTAAAGGAAAGATTTATTAAGGGAGATACTATGATTGTGAATGATATAGTCCCTTGCACGATTTCTAAAGGAGTAGTTTTAATAGGGAAATATAATGTGGGGTTGAGGACTGAAGGAACTGACTGCCTGCCTTATAATGCTTTGGGAAAGATTGAAAAGCAAGTGGAGAAGTTAAACAAGGGGGTTGTGGTTGTGGAAGGAGACAGGATAAATAATAATGAATTTTTTAATTTTTTGATAAATAAAAGGCTGGAAGGCAAACTGTATCTTATTACTTGTTCAGTTGAAACATCAATTAAAAGATTGAGGAATGCAGGGTCTAAAATAACTGAAAAGTTTGTTAGGGCTACACGAACTAAAAGTATAAATAATTTTATCAAGTATAGGTATTTCTTTGATGGAGAAGAAATATGCACAGATTGAATGCATTTAAGGCTTATCATATTTATGCTTTGAATTCTGGGGAATGTGACCCTGCCTACCCTGCTTTAAAATATATTGCTAAAGAACTAAATTTGGACGAAGAACAGCGATATTGGCTGGCCTGGCTTTATTCGGCTTGTTATTCAGGCGCTACAGCTTATTACATTTTTTTGAACTTCCCTGATTATTCTCAAGTTAATCTTAAGGATATAGAAGCGTTTTGGAATGATAAAAGGGATAGCCTGATTTTTCAAACTGACAGAGTATATGTGAAAAGTAACGATGCTTTCATAAGAATGGTTTATTCTTGGAAAAAGATTTGTGGAAGCTCTCAAAGTGATTTTTTTGAAGGGCTGGATGACTACGACGCTATTTATAGAATTTTATATAGAAATTTATTTTTTTACAAGCGATATTCTTTGTTCCTTCTTTTAGAAGCTATTCATAGACTAACGGGCTTACAGATTTCTCCTACGGGAATACCTTTTAAGGAAGCGGTTAGCTCTCGGAACGGTTTATTTAATGCCTTAGGATGGGATGAAAAGGTGGATAAACCACTATATGATGACGACTTAAAGATTTTGAACCATTACGCTGACAATCTGGTTGACCAGCTAAATATTGAATTCCCGTCTATTAAAACTGATTATTGGAATTTAGAAACGACCTTATGCGCTTTTAGAAAGCTTTTTAAAGCTACTCGGTATTTTGGTTATTATATTGACCGTCAGATGGAAGAGATTAAAGTTATGCAAAAAAGGTTTAAAGATGTAAACTGGGATATATTCTGGAAGTTCAGAAGGGAATATTTCTCTAAAAATATGTTAGGGGAACTTTCAGGCTGGGACGGCATCCGTAAAGAGAGATTAAGACTTTTTTTAGATAAGGGAGTAATTTGTGAATATCCTCTTTCTGAGGTAGCTTGTGCGTATTCGAGCTTGTTCTAATCCGAAAGATTTATCAATTAAGAAAATTTGCGATACCTGTGGCAATGATACAGTAAAGAAGTGTTTTGGGTTTTTTAGTGTGATGAACTATAGAAACAAAGATAAGTATTTAAGCTATGTATTTGATGAGAAGACTTTTTATGTAGCAATGGAGGGTAAAGACCATATTCGATTAATTGCTATTGCGGTAGATAAAGAAAGTCAAGGGAGAGGGTTAGGTAAGATGGCCTTAAACCATCTTAAGCAGTTAGCAAGATTAAAGGGGAAACACAAGATAACCTTGAAGACTGAAATGGATAAACCTGCTTTTGAATGGTGGTTAAAGCAGGGCGCAAGGGTAGTGAAAAAGAATAATAGCGAGGTGGAGATGGAAATTGTATTATAGCTCTCCGAGATGGACGCAAGAGATTCTTGATTGTTCTATGCCGATGACCTTTGATACTTACAATGTTTGTTCTTATGATTGTCTGTATTGTTTTTCTTTTTTCCAGAAGTCTCATTCTATGCTTGGTTACTTGGACAAAAAGGTCAGAAGCGTAGAGCCTAAAAAGGTTGTAAATATGTTTAATTCGATTTTGAATGGGAGATTTGAGCGATTAGACAACTCACAAGCGCAATTTATTCCTTATGTGAGCAAAAGGAAAGTAATGCAATGGGGGGCTTTGGCTGACCAGTTCGACAATTTTGAAAAGAAGTATCATATAAGTCTGAAGCTAATGAGGTATTTTGATTCTATAGATTATCCTCTTTCTTTTTCTACAAAAGCGGTTTGGTGGACTGAAGACGATGACTATATGAAATTGTTTGAAAGGCATAAACATAACTGGCACGTCAAAGTATCTATAATATCCTTGAGCGAGAAAAGTAAAAATATTGAAAGAGGAGTACCTTCTCCTCAAGAAAGATTGAAGGCTTTGCAACGATTAAATCAAATAGGTGTACCTACGACCCTAAGATTGCGACCTTACATTATTGGATTATCAGAAGATTACAAGGAGTTAATTTATGAAGCTAAACAGGTGGGGGTAGGGGGAGTTACGAGTGAGTTTATGTGCCTGGACGCTCGGGCTGATGAAAAGACTAAAGAACGATATAAGAAAATGTCTGAAGTATTGGGGTTTGATGTCTATAATGTATATAGAGAAAGGACGAAAGGCGTAGGGTACTTGAGATTTGACCCAGTGTATAAAAGGGAAATTTTTAGAGATATGAGGGACTATTGCCATAGTTTGGGGTTACAGTTTAATAGTTCCGACGCTGCGGGTAGAGACTTTAATGATACTTGCAATTGTTGTGGAGTTCCAGAAGATTGGAATTCTCAAATAAGTCATTTTGGAGGAGCAATATTGATAGCAAAAGAAAAAGGAGAAGTACATTTTAGAGATATAGAAAAGGACTTGAAGGAATTATTTAGTGGGTTTGGTTGGGTAGGTGCTACGGCTTTTAATACTGGCACTAATCGTAATAGGGCTAAATTTTATGACGCCACGATGTTTGATTGGATAAAAAGTATGTGGAATAGTGAAACTCCTAAAGCACCAGATAGAATGTATGGTTGTTTGAAGAGGGGGGAAAGGGACGAAGATGGGAATTATGTTTATAAATATGTGGGGTGATTTAAGTGGGTGAAATATGGGAAAGGCTACCAAATGAGAGTAGCAAGGCTTATCAGGCTTTTTGTATATACAGAGATTTGGGGGTGATGAGGTCAATAAGGAAAGTAGCACAGAACAGGGGCAAACCTAAATCGATTACCTGGCTAAACAACTGGAGTGTTAAATATAATTGGGTTGAAAGAGTAAAGGCTTACGACGATTATATGGAGCAAGAGAAAAGAAAAGCTCAAGAGCAAGCAATATTAGAAATGGTGGACAGGCATTCAAATGAAGCTATTGGATTACAGCAAATAGCTTTAAAGAGATTAAAGCAATTAAATCCTGAAGACCTGACAGTTAAGGACGTATTAAATTTCTTGGTAGAAGCGATAAAGATTGAAAGAATAAGCAGGGGCGAGCCTGATGCAATTGTTAAACAAAGCTTTAGTCCTGTGATTTTGGAAATAGTGAAGGATGAAGATACAAGTACATCTTCATAAAGGTCAAGCAAGGGCATATGATAGTAAAGCGAGGTTTGTTGGAGTAATTTCTGGTATTGGAGCGGGTAAGACTTATTTTGGCAAGGTTTGGTTAGCTCGGGAAATCACTCAAAATCCTCAAGGCGATTTTTTAGTTGTTTCTCCTTCTTACCCTATGTTGCAGAGGATAATCCTACCTCAAACTAAAGATTTTTTAGACAAAGTTTTTCAGGGTGAATATAAGATTTCCGAAAGAACATATTACCTTCCTCAGGGTAATAGGGTTTTTTTTGGAAGTGCTGACAAACCATTGAGTCTGGAAGGCGTTCACGTAAGCGGGGTTTGGATGGATGAGGCTGGCCAGATGAAAAGAGAAGCTTGGGATGTAGCTCTTAGAAGAACTTCTTTAAAGAAAGGTAGAGTATTGTTGACCACTACTCCCTATAATTTAAATTGGCTTAAAACTGATTTTTTTGACAGGTGGGAAAGAGGAGATTCTGATTATGATGTGATACAGTTTCCCAGCACATTGAACCCTGCTTTTCCCAAAGACGAATTTGAAAGGGCTAAAAACACTCTTCCTGAATGGAAGTTTGAGATGTTTTATATGGGAAGGTTTGCACAACCAGAGGGACTAATATATAAGGATTTTGACGCTGATAATTTGGTAGATGCTTTCCCTATCCCTGATGGGTGGAGGAAGATAGCGGGATTAGATTGGGGCTATAATAACCCTACAGCGGTGCTCTGGATGGCAATTGACAATGATGGTAATATATTTATATACAAGGAGTATTACAAGAGCGGTAAATTGCCTTCTGAAGTGGCTCTTGATATTCAAGAAGAAGCAGTAGAAAAAATTTATTGCGACCCATCAAACCCAGCTGGAATTGAAATATTAAAACGGGACGGGCTGCCTGCTATACCTGCAGATAACAAGGTTAAAGAGGGAATTGCGAAGGTAATAGAGTTAATAAAGTCTAAAAGGTTGAAAGTTTTTAAAGGTTTAGTGAACTTTATGGACGAAATAGGCTCTTATACTTGGGTAGAAAAGTTAGGAAAGTTTACGGACGAACCATTGAAAGAATATGACCACTTAATGGACGCTATGAGATATGCGATATATTCTTTAAATAAAGAAAGCAAAGCTTCTGTGGCTTCAGATGTTGAGCCGATTGATTACTTCTCTGGGGGGGCTTTTTAGGTGAATTTATTTGACAGAATTAAAGGGTTATTCAGTAAACCAATTTCCGAAAGTATTGAGGGAGAGGATATAGGATATACAAAATTAGGTAGTGGAGATAAAGAATTAACTTCTGACTACTTACAGGAAATCAGAAACGAATCCTGGAAGGCTT